TCAGCAATAAATGGGGGTGCGTGGGCGTTTATTTATATCAAGGTAATAGGATAAGACCAAATAAGGATTAAAAGCCGTTAGAGAGCGTTCTAGACGGCTTAGTATGGATTATAGGTTATATTATTAATAAAGTACGCAGAAAAGGGCTTTTATGGAACAAATAATGATCAACTGGCTCTTGGGCGGTTTTGGAACGCTAATAGGATTTTTGATGCACATTCTCTGGCAAGCGGTAAAAGATTTACAATCATCTGATAAAGACATGAATGATAAAATATCAGATATTGAAGTTCTGGTCGCTGGCAGTTATATGACTCGCGGAGAACTGACGGAAATAATGAAGACAGTATTTACTAAATTAGACCGTATTGAGCAGAAACTGGACAAGAAGGCAGATAGAGAGTGAACTTATCTAAGAACTTTACACTCTTAGAATTAACCCACTCGCAGGAAGCGACTCGCGCTGGATTGGATAATACTCCAACTGCTGAACATATTAAGTCGCTTAATTTACTATGTGCAAGTATATTACAGCCGTTACGAGATAAAGTTGATCGACCAATCGTCATAAGTAGTGGCTATCGGTCAGCCAACTTAAACCGTCTTATTGGTGGAAGCGCATTAAGTCAGCATACTTTCGGTGAGGCTGCTGATTTTATGATACCAGGATTATCTGTTGAGGAAGTCATTGGTGTTATTCGTAAGTTAAAGCTGCCTGTAGACCAATGTATCAATGAATATAGCTCTTGGGTACATATCAGCCATAAACGCAATAGAAACCAGTTTTTAGAAGCAACCAAGAAAGACCATAAAGTTATTTACAAACCAACAGGAGAAGCACATGGATGACGTTAAAGGTTTACTAGAAAGTAAAACTATCTGGGGCGCATTGATTGCTATTTTTGCAACCATTTCACAGCTTTTTGGATGGGATTTGGGAGATACTAACGGATTAGCCGAGCAAGTAACTGCCTTAGTAGGTGGTGCTGTAGCTATATTTGGGCGGATCAAAGCGGTTAAACGTATTGTTAAATCTACTGACGAAATATGATCGCGTTAGGGGCAGCGATAGCCGCTGTACTAGACAAACTGTTATGGCTTCTACTCGCGTACAAAAGAACGAAAGAGAAGGGAGATGCTCAAATTGAACGCGACAGACTTTCAAAAAACCCTGCTGGCTGGTTTAATCAGCATTTCAGTAATGGCTTGTCTAAGCAATCCGGTAAAACCGATAGCACCGACAAAACCAAGCCTTAATGTGATCCAGATGGAAGATGGCAGTATGTGTATGTCTTCTGAAAATGCCGAGAAATTAGGTATTTATATACTGGAGCTAGAAAGGGCTGTACAGTAGTTAATGTACGCTCTTATCTAGCGTTACTTCAAAAACACAATCCTCTCCTATCTCCTGGACAACTATCTGAAAAAATATATTAGGCGCATCAGGATATTCTATTTTTAATATCACTCCTTCCTCTAGATCAGCTCCTTCTGTCTCTCTGAGTTGAACAACCAACTCCATTAAATGCTTCTTCATGTCAGAATTGAAATTCTCAATTTGATCTAATTCAAGCATTTTTTTTCCTCTTGACTGTAGCTTGTATTCTCAACGATCTTCTCTGGTCAGACTCCATTTGTTGTCGTTTGATCTCGGCAAATTTGGCAGCATCATCTATTAGATACCTTAATAACTCTGCCATCGTGGGGTGTTGTGGAACTAGATGATAGCCACAACTCTCTCTAAAAACTACCCTCTCTTTTCCAGCTCTTTCTATAAGTGTGTTTTTTCTTATCTTGTCTCTAATTCCTTCGTCTTTTATCTCCTGTAAAGTTCTCCCGCAACTAACACACTCATCCTTCGCCTCATTTAAAAGACATTCCAAAATACACTTGGATTCTAATAAATCACTCATGTCATTTATATTTCACACCCACCTGCTGTGCAAGCTAATTCTTGAGCAGAAGTAGTGTTATCCTTATCTTCTACCATCTTACTCCAATCAACACCTTTAGGCATTTTAGACAGCATTTCCTCATATTGTTCTTTCGTAATGTCCTCATAAGGTGCTTGTTGATATACATGGTCAGAATGAGGTAAGAAACTAATGCCTGAGATGCGATCAAATCTCTCCCAGACCCACGCACCAACCTCTACCCACTCATTATCCTTTACATACACCGTACAGCTTGGTTTATGTTCACACCAATGATCCTGGTATATCAGCCATATTTCCATCTGTTCAATAGCGGTCATGTCTGTTCTCATTACTGAGCCTTCTGGTGCTTTCATAGGAAAGCTCGCAACCATCGTAGTTTCTTTCTTAGCTTCATAGTCAACTAACGGGAAACCGTTGTCCAACAGATACTGGCATACTGGGTCTTTCTTGTCTAGCTGAATACGCCGAATATAGTATGCAGCAAAGCGAGCGTGAATCCCAGAAGAAGAATTGACGAGCTGAGAAACAGTACCAGAAGGCTTGACACAAGTAATAGCGGTAGAAACAGATACATTAAATTTCTCAGCCCATTTAATATTAACCTTCCGCGCATGATCTCTTAGCTCCTCTAATATTTTAGGCAAACCAGCCATGTCCTTAGAACCATTAAGTAACGGGCTATCCATAATGCCAGTAAGACTAACACCTAGCAGCCGTTCTTCGTCTGTGTTTTTCTTCCATTCTTCGGACAAGAACTTGAAATCCGTAAGGGTTGATTGATATGTTCCCAATATTGTTGCGAGTTCAATCTTTTTCTTGAGCGTTGAAACCGTATCAGTTGATCTAACAACTACCTCGGTAAGGTTACAAAACTGTTTATCACGGAGTATGATTTCTGAACACGGGTTGCAGCCGTAATCAAGATCAGCACTACGTCTTTCCCATCTAGCTGCTTGATTCTGTGCAGCAATGCGATTAAAGATTCCCCTCTCCCCAGACCCACTTTTTACGAGACTAAGCCACTCCTCAAGAAAAGTCTTAGCATCGGGCTGCTCCGTATAACATACTGAATTATTAGCTAACATCCTCTGTGGATTTCCACCATCTTCTACTGGCAAATACCATTGACCTGTCTTGGCATCTCTCATGCGGTGATCGGTTAGATTAGATAGACCAATTAATGCACTTCTCCGCACCCCGCCAACAACAACAATATCCCCGATCATACACACAATATCATGCACTTCTAGACTATTCAGCTTGCGCCCCTGTGCCTTCTTAAAAGTTTCCGTAACAAAGGTAAACAAATTCTTTAGAGGTTCAGCTCCAGAAGCACGACCACCAAATGTTTTAAGTCTTGCTCCAGCAGGTCTAATCTTAGAGTAATCAACATTAGGAATATCACCTTCCCATAGCGAACTCATCAACTTTCTAAAGGCTACCGCCCAGCCCAACTTAGAATCAGCGACTACAATTACATCCTCTGATCGCGTTAAACAATTGGGTATAGTAGGGAGCTTGTCAATCTTCTTGCGCTCATTAGAGAAACCAATACCTGTGCCGTTCATTAGTATATACAAGATTTCGCTAAACACACGCTTGCTGCTAATTGAGGTGTAGGCACAGTTAAATGCTGCAATATTATCCCTCTCACAAGCCTCTCCTGCCGTCATAAGGAGTCTCATGGATGGAACTATGTCCTGACGCAATAAAGCCCCGTGTAGCTCTTTGTATGACCCTTTAAGGTCTACTCTAGAGGACATATAATCTACATATCTAGTAACGGTTTCTTCCCACGTTTCTCTCCGCTTAATATCTTCTAAGTATCTTGCATACTTAGTAACATGGATGATCTGTTCATACGTTGTCATTTTGTTTTTAATGGTCATTTTTGGCGCGTTCCATAAGTTAATTGGCGGGAGCGTTAGGTCTATCCAACTAAGCCTCATCTAACTAACTCCGTAATTATAAATTATTATGCTATAAAGAAAATTCTATTTTCATCAATAAGCTACAAAAGCATTAGTAGTAATGCTATACAGCCGATCACAACAACCAAAGGAAACTTGCTTGGTTTTGGGTCTGAATGATAATTATATCCAGTAGCCTCTTTGTATGATCGGGCGAATTTTAAAGATTTGATTCTGTCCTGGTCTTTACTCATTGAATTCTACCTTTAGACAATTGCTGGCATATACAAGCGTCTTGTACTGGTCAACATCTCCCCAATTTTTCCTGTTGATTGAGGTTTTAATGTACTTTTTTAAAAGTTCTTCTCTGCCCAGACATTGTTCCTCGCAAAATGAACCAAGTTTTTTAATGAACTTTTTCTCATGCTGTGTAGCAAATGTCTTTACATTATCTGTCATGTCATATCCCTAGTTGTTACCGCCACCCAATTGGATGACGGTTAGTTGACTAAAATGGTATATCGTCTGCCATGTCCTCGAAAGGAATTTCTGTTGGCTTCGGCTTCTGCTGTGATTCTTGCTTTTCGGATATAACATAACCTAAGAACCTGTCACCCTTAGACGTTTTTTTAAGCCAGAGAGCAAGGCGCATTGGTTTTCCATCTTCGTTTAAATGTTCGCCTGTAAAATCTGGCTTCTTGTCCTCTGGTTCTTTAAATGAATTATTGAAGGCATTCCCACTGTTTTGTCTTAGTTCGTACATTTCACTCTCCTGTTGTTGAAAAATTAACTCAAATCCATGTGTACTTTTTCTTCCTGCAACTCCTTAATTGATGCTCTACACTCTACGGGCAATAACTCCCATATTTTAATCATATCAGCCCCTAGCAACCCAGAGTCGTATAATAATTTTCTTGCTTTTTCAGCCTCTCCTAATTTACAAAAAGTCATTATATTTATTGCTATTGTTGATGTAACTGTTAATGTTTTATTGCTCATCAGACTCTCCTTTAGTCCAGCCATCCAATTCGGTTAGAAACTTCCTAACCTCTAGCTCCATTTTAGTTATCAAGGCATCATCTCGCTTGCATCTAACTACCATTAAACGATTCTTTGTATCAATCATTCTAGGATCGTATGATACGAAATCACACCATGAGCGACCAGTAACCCATAATTGGCATTGAATCTGCTTGATATGTTTAGCGGGTACTTTTTTAGCTCGTAGCCAGCCAACATGGGTTGAGGAATTGGGGCATTTGATTTCAACCAATCCATCCTCTCCAACCACCCCATCCCCTCCAACCAGCCCATCGGGGCTGACCCCAAGTGCTAATTCATCATGCTCCCAAAAGCCTGTTTCCTCTACAAAACACTCTTGATCTACTTCATAAGCCTGTCTAGCATAAGGCTCTTGCTCCGTACCCCAGCGCATCGCATCATTCGTAAAAGATGGCTTGGATTGACCTGACATTCTTTCAGCCAACAAATCATCCATGTAGGTCGCTCGACCTGTACCCTTAGACATGACATCAGCTACCTTAGATGCCGTCACCTTGCCAAGCCTTAGAGCGAACCACTCATCGCTGCCTTGAATTACTTCCGTAGGATTAGTCATTTCGATAAACTCGCTTTTCGAGCATCTTTAGCTATCAGTATAGCACTTAAAGCATCCTGATCGCCCTCTGCAAATTTATAGGCTTGAACATTTGCTAGTCGCAACGAATCAAGATCAGGTGAAATAACAATGTTTTCTAGGTGCAGCCTAAGTTTTTTAGCATCTACCGTAAACTCGTTCTCTTGACTATTATCTTTGGTATCTGCATCTTTAGTATCGTCAAGTAGTAACAAGCCAGCTAGAGCATATTTCCGAGCATAAGATGAGGATGAGCCATAAGACTGAGCTACATCCATTCCTTTACGATCTGGATTAATACCTGCTTGGGCTTTTACCTGTACACCTTTATCGCCAACTCGAAATTCAACTATTGCTTCTATATATATATGATCTCCGATGCCTTTTACCTCATCAGTGATTAATATAAAAGCATTATGTTCAGCTAACAGCGGTTTAACAGCCTCTAATATGTCCTCGCAGCTTCGGTAATTGTACTTCCCAAATTTGTTGTATTGCCCTTTAGGTGCTTTTAGTTCACTTTGTATTGCAATTAATTCTTTCATAATTATCTCCTATTAAGAACCTCGGGGAACTCCATAATCTTCAGGCTTTCTGCCCTCAGCTAACTCATCCAACTCCGCTTCCTTTTCTCGCCTAATTTCAACTTGAGTATCAATTTCTTCGATAATCCCGTCATAGCTAAAGTTATCGAGCAAGTCTGGCATAAGTTCTTCAAATGTTTGCCAGTAATGCTCCTTACCTATAAAAACAGATGCCATCTCCACCCGTTGTTCTATAAGAGACAATGAGATATTTAATGTATCTATCTCATCTTTAATAGATGAGACTTCGACGCATTGAAATTGAGGCTTATGGCCTAATAGCCGCTTGTGTTCGTTTTCGGCGAAAAAAGCAGCTTTTTCTTTGTCGGCAATCAACTTTTTCATACGCAATATATGGGCATTCATATTATTTACCCTCCGACAATTTAGCATAATAAGCATCTTGAGCTTCGTGCCATTGCTGCTGTTCTTCCTCGGCAGCCGCTTGCTGATACTGTTGGTCGTTATCTTGCGCTTCCTGGTCTTTATCTAACATCATCTTCTCCTTTTTTCTCGAATGACATCAACACTTTCCATTTGTTTGACATATTCAGCTATCGCTTCTTTTACTAATATCTCAATTTCGTGGTGAGTAAATTCACGAACTACTGGTATTAACATTTCCTTAAACTTTTCTTTCAGTTTGAACCTTCTTAACTTGCTCTGCTGCATCATTTGTTTGGTCTCCAAAAAAGTAATCAATTCTATCTAGTAACTGTTCTAAATCGGGTACGTCAGCTTCAGGATTCTTTCTAATGTAATCAGTAAAATCTATCATATAACCTCCCTTGTGAATTTATATATTACCACCAGCCAATATTCGTTGCAAGTTTATTTTAGATAAGCTATTATGTCATTTTTAACAGGAGAACACGATGACACCGATTAATAAACTAATTGATATGTATGGCACAGCAACGAAGGCTGGACTTGCCATTGGACTTAAACGTCAAACCATTGAACACTGGGTAAAAAAAGGCTTCATTCCTTACCAGGATGCTTCCTACGTTCAAAATAAAACAAATGGAATTATTAGTAATGTAAGTATATGGCTGGCGGCAGACAAAGCCAGAGCAGATAAAGCTAAAATTAATGGAGAATAATACTAATGCACTATTACAAAAAGAACATTGGGGATTATCACAAGAAAGCGGGGAGACTAAGTATGCTTCAGCACGGGTCGTATACGCTTCTGATTGATTCGTGCTATGACCGTGAACGATTCCCCACAATAGAAGAAGCGATAGACTGGACTTGGGCATCCTCTGTTGAGGAAATAGAAGCGGTTAAGTTTGTTTTGAATAAGTTTTTTATCTTAGAGGATGGTGTTTATATACAAAACAGAATTGAAGAAGAACTTAACGATTATCACCAAAAAGCATTAACAAACAAACGAATAGCTCAAGAAAGGGAAACGAATCGTAAGGGAAATGACACGAAGCGTGTACGAAGCGTGTACGAATCGCCACCTAACCATAAACCACTAACTATTAACCAAGAACAATTAACTAATATAAATACAAAGACATTTCAGCCTCTAGCGAGGCTTATGTCTCTGAAAGTTTCGGAACAAATAGCAAAAGACTGGCTTGCAATAAGAAAAGCGAAAAGAAAGCCTCTCACAGAAACAGCTTTAACTAGAATTATTAATCAAGCACAAAAAGGTGGTTATACTTTGCAAGCCGCTTTAACGATTAGCTGCGAAGAAGGATGGGCTGGCTTCGGGCATGATTGGAAAACGAACAATTCATTGAACAACGATGAGCCAAAGGTAGTTAAAATAGCATGGTATAGTACCGAAGAAGCAACAACGAAAAAAGGTATTGAGATCGGGTGTCCGAGACTGCCAACAGATGATACTGGTAGTTACAGAGAGCGTATACAAAAACAATTATCAGGAGAAAGTAATGATTAATAAATTTGTACAGCCAGAGAGACCTTTTACTAGGTGTGAGGATTGTAGCGAGAGGGCAATAATTGGATTAACTGACGGAGTAAATAAGCACGGAAGGGTTAAAAAGATTGGTGTATGTTTTGAGCATTATTCTGACAGGCATTTAGAGAAGGCACTTAAATGGAATTTTGCACAGAATCCACCATTAGACACTACTGAGAAAAGAAAGAAATATGTTTTTGAAACTCACTTTAGTTTTAGGAGTATGAAATGAATATTCAAGAAGCGTATCAAGATTTTAAGGAAAGGAATGGTAGCGCAACCATTAATCCTTTTAAGCTCTGGGAAGCTGCGGTTGCTTGGGCGATGGAAAGCAAGCAAAGAACTAGTTTACAGAACAGGTTATATTGGAGACGATTAGAGGAAATAAGCAAGCAAGGCTTTTTTAACAAACGGCAGTTTTCGTCATTCTCTTGGCATATCTATTGTAAACAGAATATTATGCCGATAGAGTTTGAGGATAAAAAAGGAAAGATAATAACTAAGTATATAGAGCTGCCAGATGGTTCGACTTCATTACAGTCAACCTCGAAGATGTGTAAGAAAGCGTTTGGAGATTACATAACAGCAGTAGAGGCATACGGGGCAGGATTGGGAGTTAACTTCTCGGAGAATCCAAATGAATCCGACTAAGAAAGAGAAGCTCTACTGGGATAGGCTGGCAGAGCTAGGATGCGCAGCGTGCCTTTCTTATTCAAAAGTTACGAACAATTATATCTCAATACATCATATTTCTGGACGTAGCAAGAAAGGTTGTCACATGAACGTCTTAGCCCTCTGCGCGCCTCATCACATGACAGGTAAAGGCGAGACAATTCCAATTCATCCGTTTAAAAAACGATTTGAAGCTAAATATGGCACACAAAAACAGTTGAAGATTATGTGTGATAAATTACTGGAAGATGATTAAACCTAACGAAAAGCTCATAACTGGTTATTGCCAGGAGACCAATAAAGAAATGAAAGCTAGGCACAAGTTAAACGCAGAGCTAGGCATTAAAGGTAAATATTCAGAGCAGAAGGCAGCTCCCACATATTCTTATATCGCTAGAAAAGGAAGGTAATGGGTAAATCACAGCGTACTAAAGGAAGCTCTGGAGAACGAGAACTATTTTCTCAGCTTTCTGCGGAGTTAGGCATTACGATAAATCGCAATTTGTCTCAGACAAGGGGTGGTGGTTGTGATACTGAAGATATTCCAAATTTCTCTTTGGAATGTAAGCGGTGCGAGACATATAATTTTAATAGCTGGTGGCAGCAGACATTAGATCAAGTTGCTGACGGTAGAAAGCCAGTACTGTTTTACAGAAAGAGCAGAAGGGCGTGGCGTGCCATGTTTCTGCTTTCCGATGTATGTTCTGATTTTTCAGGATCAGATACAGTTGATGTTTCCTTTGAAACAGCTTGCTTAATAATCCGAGAATCACTCTAGTACGGGCGCATTTGTTGCATACGGATTATTAGGGCTGTCGTTACTATGAGGACTTCCGTACTTTCCATAAGGATTATTGATACTGTCTGGTGCGTACTCAGAACCATATTCACCGTAGGGGTTACTGGTTGAGTTGGGATCGTATGGATTAGCACTAAGGTTGCCCAGATACTTTCCATCGCCACTAATTAATTTAGGTGGGTCAGCTAAAACCGAACCTGAAAGAAACAGTAGTGTAATAAGTAAAGTTTTCATATATCTATTCTCCCGGTAATAATGTAATAAATAGTAATAGCTGTTATTAAAACAGCCCCGCCAAGTAATGCCAGTGTTTGCCAATCGGCTATTTTTAAAACTTCTAATGCAGTCATTTTTAATTCTCCTATAGAATCGTGTGTTACTATTCCGATTGTATATCACAGAATAAAGTTATGCAAGTAATATTTGCGGAGGAACTATCAATATCCTAATATTAGATATAGAAACTGCCCCTAATCTAGTACACACCTGGGGATTATGGGATCAGAATATAGGTTTGAATCAGATAGTGAAGCCTAGTTATACCTTATGTTGGGCAGCCAAGTGGCTGGGTAAGAAGCAAGTGTTCTTTAGAGATCATAAAGAAAAGGAATTCATAATAGACATTTATTCCTTACTCACAGAAGCAGATGCAGTGGTGACATACAACGGTTCCAGATTTGACGTTCCCATTTTGAACAAGGACTTTATTAATCAGGGATTGCCACCACCTGCTCCTTTTAGGGAGATAGATTTACTTAGGACTGTGAAGCGTAGATTTAAAATGCCTAGTCACAAATTAGAGTATGTCTGTAATTTTTTAGAAATAGGAAACAAACTCAAGCATCAAGGGCATGATTTATGGACTGCTTATATGGCAGGTGATAAAAAAGCCATGCAGAAGATGAAGAAGTACAACATACAAGACGTGATCCTAACGGAGCAGCTTTACGAGCGCCTTCTTCCGTGGGTACTCAATCACCCCAATATGTCGCTATACGAAAAAAATGATAGTGGTCTTCATTGTCCAACTTGCAACTCTACTAATATCATCGCTAGAGGTAGTTACCAGACTAACGCAGGATTATTTCGCAGATATAGTTGTAAGAGCTGCGACAAGTGGTTCAGGTCTACTACGACAATTGATGTAAGAAATAAAGAAGACAAGACAGCCTCTATATAAGGAATAAATGGAAGAATCCTCTAAAGAAGATTTACGGTGGTTGCTCGATATGTGGATTCTTTTCATGACACATGGCGGTTCTATTAGTAAAGGCTATCCCACTAAGGTTAATTATTTCAACACATCCAACACCACTAGCTCCAAAGACTTCGAGGATCAGATCAAATATAAGCAAGGATCAGAAACAAATACTATTATTAATGATCTTCCAGAAGATCAAAGGGCTGCTATTAATTACAGGTATCTAGGCGGTAAAAAGCCTGTTAGCAACTGGGATTACAGTAACAGTTTACATAGGGCTTTACTAACAATTGAAGAAAAAGCTAAATTTAAGGGTATTTTGTGAGAAAAAAAGCGCACGCTTAGTATTTTTCATGTATAGTAAAACCACGTTAGCACCTTTACGCCTGTACGAAATGAAATTAGCCTCTAATTATTTAGGGGCTTTTTAGTGTGGTATCTGATACTTACCGTTACATTCGCTAACGGAACAGCTAATATTTATGTCGATGACTTCAGATCAGAGAAGTATTGTTTAATGGCGCAAAACAGATGGATCAAGGTGCATTTACAAGATTTAATCAACCGAAAATCACAAAACAGTCACATTAAGAAAATATCTTGTGTGCACATTAAGGAAGGATAAGGGAGTGATCTGGTTTCGACAGGAGTAAAGCCTTCACCGGAAACTCTTGGAAGGCGGTTCGATTCCGCCCATTTCCACAAAAGTTAAGGAGTAGATAGCGTACCTGATACTACGACCGCATGAGATATGTGTGCAACATCAGGATAGCTGGTGCAATTCCAGCTTTGCTCCGACTTATTTTAAATAAAGAGATAATTAATGGCAGCCCAACCTAAAAATGAATCGCACTGGCAGAAGGTGGCGAGACTTTTAGGGAATGATATATCTAGCACGGCAGGAACAGCTAAAGATATAGTTGGTCGCGGTGTAGTAGCTCCTATCATGGGGCTTCCAGTAGATATGTTTAATTTGGGAGCAAGGAGACCAGAACACAAAGGAAGTTCTGAATTCTTTGGTGAACAGATGGAAGATGCAGGTGTTGTCTCTCCAGATAGAAACCCTAAATCAGAGCTACTTGCTAGTTTACTGAATCCTGCCTCATTTGCAGCTAAAGTAGCAGCCGTACCAGCATTAGCAGCAACATTTGCAGGTAAGGGCGCAAAAACGGCTGATCTATTCAAGCTGCGTAAAGCTGAAGAAATGCTTAAAAAAGGTGCATCAGATAGAGATGCTTATGCTCAAACAGGATGGACTCATGGCTTTGCTGATAAGAAGCCTAGATTTGAGATAGATGACACAGGATCAAAAGGAAACTTTACTCACGAAATGAAATATGGAAACAACAGACAATGGGATAAGGCAATTGACCATCCTACTCTATATGATGAATACCCAGAGTTAAATAAATATACGCAGCTAGGTTTAAGACAGAATGAAATGGCAGGGTCATTACAAGAAAGTCATATAATTGGGGGGCAGTTTGGCGAGAAAGGTGAGTTAGTTCCTAATTTATTAACGGCAAAAGGGTTAGATGATAATGCAATCCGTTCAGTAGGTTTGCATGAGCTACAGCACGGGGTTCAGCATAAAGAAGGATTTGGAAGGGGTGGATCACCTAATTTCTTTAGAAAAAAAATGCTTGCCGCGAATGATTACAATAATCAGGTAAGAAAGCAATTAAGATCATATAAAGACGAAATAATAAAATTAGAACACTCTGGTGAAAGCCCAGAACGACTAGCTGAATTAAGAGGAAGGGTTATTGATTATAGAGATGTTATTCGTAAGGAACAAGTTAGAATTGATGCAATTAATCCTTATGAATCCTATCGTAAATTAGCTGGTGAAGCAGAAGCTCGCTTAACACAAGCTCGTAAGGACATGACAGCAGCAGAACGAGCCAAATCATATCCTCCTGATATGTTTGATGTGCCAGTAGAAGATCAGATAGTACGGTTTGATGGGAGTAAGAAAAAGCCAACTAAGTGGCAATATTAACCTGACGCATTTGCGCCACAGGAGAGAGATGATTGTACTAACCGATAAACGAGAGAAGTTTGCTCAAGAGATAGTTAAGGGCAGCAATCAGACTAAGGCTTATAAGTTTGCTTACAATGCCAAGAATATGAAGGATGAATCTATCTGGACTGAGGCTTCCAAGTTAATGACAGACCTAAAGGTATCCCAAAGGATACAAGAGCTACGTCAGCCCGCCGTTGATAAGGTACATCTAACACTAGAATCGCATTTAAAGACGTTGGCTGATCTACGAGATAAGGCTGATGCTGATGAGAAGTGGTCGGCTGCTATCCAGGCTGAAACAGTTCGAGGAAAGGCTGCTGGATTACACATTGATAAGATAGATATGAAGCAGGACTTAGATGTAGTGGTAGAGATAGTAAGGTTCGGTGATGAATAAAGATATGCACTATCTTCAGAGCCGCAGGACTTATCTGCTATACAAGAAGGCTAATTGGTTAACGAGTCAGATGGAAGATTCTGAGCTGGATCAAATCAACAAAGAAATCAATCGACCTCCAGATGAGAACAAGACTCCCAAATAATTGGAAGCCGAGAGACTATCAATTACCAGCTTGGAAATACTTACAGGAAGGTGGTAGACACGCTGAACTGCTATGGCATCGCAGGTCTGGTAAAGATGACCTGTGCTTAAATTGGGCTGCTGTCGCTGCATTTCAGAGGGTGGCTGGTTACTGGCACATGCTCCCAGAGTATGCACAGGCTAGGAAGGCTATTTGGGATGCTATCAACCCACATACTGGTAAACGAAGAATAGATGAGGCTTTCCCCAAGCATTTGAGGAAGGCTACTCGTAATGATTCAATGATCATTGAATTCGTTAATGGTAGCTCGTGGCAAGTTGTTGGCAGTGACCGTTACGATTCGTTAGTAGGATCATCTCCAGCAGGAATAACATATAGTGAGTGGGCATTAGCTAATCCTAATGCTAGGGCTTATCTACGACCAATTGTATTGGAAAACAATGGCTGGCAGGTATTCATTAGCTCGGCTCGTGGTCGTAACCATGCGTTTAGAACTTATAAAGCAGCAACTAAAGAATCATCATCTTTTGCTCAAATACTAAGCGCAAGAGATACAGGTATCTTCTCTGACGATATGTTAGAGCGAGAGCTAAGTAATTACATGAACGACTTTGGTGATGACTACGGTAGAGCCAAGTTCGAGCAAGAATACTTCTGTTCATTTGATGCAGCTAATCTAGGAGCTATCCTGGCAGGAGCGTTGAGTACTGCTGACCGAGATGGTCGTTTGAATAGTATCGAATACGATCCTGAAGGCGCACCGATTGAAATATCAGCAGATATAGGTCGTAGAGACTCAAGTACATGGTGGTTCTGGCAACCTAAGTTAGGTGGCTATTCTGTAATTGATTACGATGGCGGATGGGGTATAGGTGCTGAAGAATGGGTTGAGCGTTTAAAGATCAAATTAGGCAAGAGAAAGCTAGGAAAGATATGGCTACCGCATGACGCAAGGGCTAAGACCTTTGCTGCTAAGAACTCTGCGCTAGAGATATTCATAAAGGGTTTCGGAGCGAATAAGGTAGCTATAACTCCCAATAGCAAGAAAGCAGATAGAGTCAATGCAGCTCGTACTCTAATCAAGAGAGTGGAGTTTAATGAGACCGCTTGTGCCAAAGGATTGGAAGGTCTACGGGCTTGGTCTTATGAGTACGATGAGAAAATGAAGACGTTTTCATCAGAACCAAAACATGATTGGGCATCACACGATGGTGATGGATTCTCATACGGTTGCTTAGTCATGCAACAGACGAGACCTCCAGTTATAGCTAAACCATTAAGAACGATACATGAGATTTCATTGAACGAGATTTGGGAAGATAACAAAAAGGGAAGGGCAAGGATATGATTAACGAAGCAGGTGGAGTATTTAGGGTTACAGAAACAGGTCAGGTTAAAGGTGCTAATGGCAAGATGCTAGGCTTCTTTGTAGCGTCAGGCACTCCTACAGTCAAGCTGTGGGATAACGCTACCACTGGTAGTGGCACAGTATTACTAAATACTATGCAGACAACCGCTGCGACTTGGTATGCTTTTCCCGCTTCCTTTGCTAACGGTGTTCACGCTACTGTTACTGGTGCTGGTGATATTAGCTTCATAATGAGCTAATGGAAGAACTAGACGAAGCTATTAAAGGCGGGGAAGATACCGATCTTATTTCGCTCAAAAACTCTTATCTTTTGGAAATTGATCTCTATGAAAAGAAATTTCAGGAGTGGCAGGATAGGGCTGAAACGATCATAAAACGCTACAGAGATGATCGTGGTGGACTAGACAAGGATAGCCGTCAGAACGAGGCTCGCTATAATATCCTATGGTCTAATATTCAGACCATGATACCTAACGTCTTTGCTCGTCTACCGCAGCCTGAAGTATCTCGCCGCTATAAAGATAAAGACCCAGTAGGTCGAGTAGCTTCGATGATATTAGAACGGGCTTTAGAGTATGAAGTAGAGGCTTATCCAGATTATGAGAACGCGGTAAGAAATTCAGTAGAGGATCGTCTTCTTCCTGGTAGAGGTATTGCATGGGTACGTTATATGCCTGTGATGAAAGATGTAGAGATGCCTTATGATGGAATGGATAGTGAGGAAGGCACTCAAATATCTGAAGACACTCCAAAGACATATCCAGTTATAGATTATGAATGTTCTCCTTGCGATTATGTTGCATGGAAGGACTTCGGACACAATCTGTCTAGAACATGGGAAGAAGTTTCTATGGTCTGGCGCGTTGTGCCAATGAACCGAGAGGAATTAGTTGAAAGGTTCGGTGAAGAAATTGGTGAACAGATACCATTAGACATGAAGTCTGGTGGCAGAGATGCTGATACAGCGAGTCCTGAAGAATTAGCTAAGATGAAGGCTAATATCTACGAATTATGGGATAAAAAAGAGAAAAGATGCGTGTGGATGTCTAAATCGCACCAGAAGGCGTTAGATGTAAAAGATGACCCACTAGGGTTAGATGGGTTCTTTCCATGCCCTAAACCGCTTTATGCGACTACTACAACCGATTCACTCGTTCCTGTACCTGATTACGCTCTATATCAAGATTTAGCTAAAGAGTTAGATACGCTTACCGACAGGATTAATGGTTTAGCTGATTCTATTAAGGTGGTTGGTGTTTATGATTCTACGCAGACGGGTGTTAAACGGATGCTGAAGGAAGGAGTTAATACTGAACTGATACCAGTAGATAACTGGCTAATGTTTAGTGAGAAGGGTGGAATCAAAGGTGTAATTGATTGGTTGCCACTTAATGAGGTAGTTGGTGCGTTAAATGCAGCATACCAAGCAAGAGACCAGGCTAAACAAGCTGTGTTTGAAATCATGGGTATAGCTGATGTATTGCGCGGCTCAAGTGATCCTAATGAAACGCTTGGCGCACAGCAGATGAAGGGTCAGTTTGCATCTAAACGTCTAAAGTATATGCAGACTGAAGTAGCTACTTTTGCTACGCATTTACTGAAGATTAAAGCTCAAATTATTTGTAATCATTATCAGCCAGAAACAATATTAATGATATCTGGTGCAGATCAGTTTTCTGATGAAGACAAACAGCTTATTCAACCAGCATTAGAGTTGTTAAAGAATAATGTAATGAATAACTTCAGGATTGAGGTTAGTTCTAATTCATTGATTGAAATAGATGAGCAACAAGAGAAACAAGATCGGATGGAGTTTCTATCTGCTGTTGGCACTTACATGGAGAAGGCTATACAGTTACCGCCTCAGTTACATACGGTTGCTGGTGAGCTTCTTTTATACGGTGTTCGTGGATTTAGAACAGGCAGACAGCTAGAGGGTCAAATTGATGAAGCAATAGAGTCTCTCAAAGAAACTACTCAGCAGCCACCACAGCCCGATCCTGAGATGTTGAAGATGCAAGCAGAACAGCAACGTCAAGCTGGTGAAGATCAACGAGCGCAGCAGAAACAAGTGGCTGACGTTCAATTAGGACAACAAAAGTTAGCCGCCGATCAACAGAACGCTCAGATGAAAGCTAATAGCGAAATGCAGTTGGCACAGCTTAAAGCTCAGAATCAGCAAGCATTAGAACAAGAAAAGATTGCTTCTGCTGAACGAATTGCTATGCACAAAGATGAACTGGCTACTGCTTCTACAATGAAAAGCATGGAAGCTGACCAGATAAAAGATATGCAGACACAAGAAACAGACCATGAACAGGATCACGCTCTACAAGAATTATCGGTGTCTGTGTGCCAGCTTCATAAAAAATTAGAAGATATTAGTGTTCGTTTAGACGTTAATGAAATAGGAAAATTATGAGAAAGTCATGGGTGCAAATTAACGGTGAGTTAGTTCCTAAAGAAAATTACACACCAAGCATTGAGCATCAAACCATGATTATGCCTGACATCAAAGAATATAAATCTATGATTACAGGCGAGATGATTACTAGCCGTACCAAGCATAGAAATCACTTACGGCAGCATAACTGTTTTGAAGTAGGCAATGAGAAGCTAGAAAGAAAAGAGAGAGCGACTCCCGGTGGAATCAAAGAAGATTTAATTAGAAATATGAGAAGAAGGTAAATTTTGTTTTACCCACGCTGTGAAGCGCGGTTTTTTCCCACAGGCAGACGTGCCAATAGACGGAGTACATTATGTCAGACGATACCGAAATCGCCACTGATGATATCAGAGAGTCAATATCCTCTGCTATTACTGAAGTGGAATCAACCGAAGAAGTTACCGAAAAACCAGCAAGAGT